GCGAGGAGAACGCTTTCCGACAGCTTCGTCTGAACCAGTGGGTAAAGCAGGCGGTTCGTTGGATGCCGATGGAGAAATGGGACAAGTGCGCATTCGCGGTTGATGAGGACGAACTTGAGGGTAGAATTTGCTACGGCGGTCTTGACCTTTCATCTACTACGGATATAACGGCTTTTGTGCTTGTGTTCCCTCCGCTTGATGAAGAAGATAAATACATTATCTTGCCGTACTTCTGGATTCCAGAGGATAATCTGACCCTGCGTGTAAACCGCGACAACGTTCCATATGATGTATGGGAGCGACAGGATTTCTTGCAGACCACCGAGGGAAACGTGGTTCACTATGGTTTTATCGAGCAGTTCATAGAACGGCTCGGTGAACGCTTCAATATTCGTGAGATTGCGTTTGACCGTTGGGGCGCTGTGCAAATGGTGCAGAACCTTGAGGGAATGGGATTCACGGTAGTTCCGTTCGGGCAGGGGTTCAAGGATATGAGTCCTCCCACAAAGGAACTGATGAAACTGGTTCTTGAACAGAAGATAGCCCACGGAGGTCACCCGGTTCTGCGGTGGAACATGGACAATATCTACATCCGCACCGACCCTGCCGGAAACATCAAGGCAGATAAGGAGAAGTCAACCGAGAAGATTGACGGCGCTGTGGCGACTATTATGGCGCTTGACAGGGCTATCCGTTGTGGGAATGACCATGGGGCGAGTGTGTACGATGACAGAGGGCTATTGTTTATATAAATATATAAGGGTGGCAAAAACCACCCTTATTGAAAGTCATATCGGTTTGAGCATCGTTGAGAGGCTTGATAAGATCTATCAAGAATATTATATGCGTTTCTCGCTATTATATGAACGTTTTTTATAAATGATTTGTCCAGTCCACAGGGAAATGTAAATCGGCTGCCGTAACAACGTTCGCATATTTGTTAAGTAATGATTTAAAATCATTAACAAAATCATTCCACATATCATCAGTTGGACGAAGATATTTCATCCCAAGCATTATGTAATAAATACCCTTGAAATTAGGGGCTGGTGATATCACATCGTTTTTTAGCAATTTGGGTAAAGTTGTAAAGGCTCTGTTATATATTCTGCCATTATGTGCACATACATTACGTATAGCACAAGCAGCTTTTACCCAGGATGTTAGCATTTCATGACTAGGAACAACCGCATTATTGTTTGATTGGTATGTATAGTATTGAGCCAGTTTGTTGTATGCAGTGTTTGCTCCCGCCGATAAATTCATAAGGACTTTGGATAGTGAGCCGAATGACATTATTTCTACTGAGGACCAAACAGGTATTAATCCATGGTGATTTGCAAAGTTGTGCTTTATAAACACATCGTTAGATCTTGCTATTTCATTTGCAATAGTGCTTTGGTTTTTCCAGTACTTTTCTTTGTCCTTGAAAATTGAAGGGTCGCTTAATATTAATGGATCATTATATATTGATAGTGCATCAACGGTTCTAGTTCGTAAAGCTATTTCAATTTTGGATAAAAAACTGAATATCAAACGCGAAAACTCTGAATCAAAATTGTACAAATCAACAATATCCGTAAAATTGGTATTAGCTTGAAATTGTTTCGTGCTGTTATTATACTTATGAAACCAATATCCCTTTAGCCTATAATATCCTATGGTAGTTAAAGCTTCTTCAGGATTAGGGACATCTAAAGTCATTCCAGCGTCACTTAATTTTTTTACCAACTGATTAATATTGGATATGGATTTTGGATATTGAGTCACAATACATCATCCTTTTGTTAAAAAAAGTCCCGCCGGGTTGCGCATCCTTATCAAAGATAAGTCTAAGCGTGGCGGGTTCTGTCATTTGTTATTATATCATAAAAGAACAGAATTGTCAACTACCTATTGTGGTTTTTACTCAAGAAAATCTAAATTATTTTGCGAGGAGTGAATATACATGAAGATTTTCAGCAGCTTATTTCATTCCAGGGACAAGCCCCAAAACAGCACGGCAGGCGGCGCATATCGCTTTTACATGGGAATCTCCACCGCAGGAAAGAACGTAACCGAGCGTTCCGCAATGCAGATGACTGCGGTGTATTCCTGCGTTCGTGTGCTGTCAGAAGCTGTGGCAGGGCTGCCGTTGCACGTTTACAAATACCGTTCAGACGGACTGGGGGCAGCTTCTGCCGGAAAGGAGAAAGCCGTATCGCATTCGCTTTACAGCTTGCTGCACGATGAACCGAACCCCGAAATGACCTCGTTTGTTTTTCGTGAAACGCTCATGACGCACCTGCTCTTGTGGGGCAACGCTTACGCGCAAATTATCCGCAACGGCAAAGGCGAGGTCGTTGCTCTCTATCCGCTTATGCCGAACAGAATGACGGTTGACCGTGATTCAAGCGGCAGGCTGTATTATAAATACTACCGAGGTTCTGATGAAGCAATCCGCAGTAAGGAATATGAGGTAATTCTTTCGCCGGGTGATGTCCTGCATATCCCCGGGCTTGGCTTTGACGGGCTTGTTGGCTACTCGCCTATCGCAATGGCGAAGAACGCTATCGGACTTGCGATTGCAACCGAGGAATACGGCGCAAAGTTCTTCGCAAACGGCGCTGCGCCGAGTGGTGTTCTTGAACACCCCGGAACGCTGAAGAACCCGGATAAAGTCCGCGAAAGCTGGAATGCCACCTTCGGCGGTTCACATAACGCAAACAAGGTTGCTGTGCTTGAAGAGGGCATGAAGTATTCCCCCATCAGTATTTCACCCGAACAGGCGCAGTTCCTCGAAACCCGAAAATTTCAGATAAACGAGATAGCTCGAATTTTCAGAGTTCCACCCCACATGGTTGGCGACCTTGAAAAATCGAGCTTTTCTAATATCGAGCAGCAGTCGCTTGAATTTGTGAAATACACGCTTGAACCGTGGCTTGTGCGGTGGGAACAGAGCATGGCGCGTTCGCTTCTCACTCCTAGCGAGAAACGGGAGTATTTCATCAAGTTCAACGTTGACGGACTGCTGCGCGGCGACTACGCAAGCCGCATGAGTGGTTACGCTACGGCGCGGCAGAACGGCTGGATGTCCGCAAACGACATTCGGGAACTTGAAAATCTCGACCGTATTTCTGCCGAGGCCGGCGGCGACCTTTATCTCATAAACGGCAATATGACTAAGCTTGCCGATGCGGGTATTTTCGCATCGGCAAATGGAAAGGAGGATTCCGATGAAGAAGTTCTGGAAGTGGACGAACAAGATGATACAGAACGAAGAAACGCAGGAGCAGAACCCGGAGAGGACGCTGTTTCTCAACGGCACTATCGCCGATGAAAGTTGGTTTGACGATGATGTAACTCCGCAGCTTTTCAAGGAGGAACTGTTGTCCGGCAGCGGAGATATAACCGTCTGGATAAACTCGCCCGGCGGCGACTGTGTTGCTGCGGCGCAGATCTACAATATGCTGATGGACTACAAGGGCAATGTCACTGTAAAAATTGATGGCATAGCCGCGAGCGCTGCTTCAGTCATTGCAATGGCGGGAAACAAGGTGCTGATGTCCCCGGTTTCCATGCTGATGATACACAACCCCATGACCGTGGCTATGGGCGACACCGCTGAAATGCAGAAAGCAATCGAAATGCTGTCCGAAGTCAAGGAAAGCATTATGAACGCTTATGAAATCAAGACGGGAATGAGCCGCGCGAAAATCTCGCACCTCATGGACGCTGAAACCTGGATGAACGCAAATAAGGCGGTGGAACTCGGCTTTGCGGACGGTATTCTTGCCCGTGAAGAACCGTCAGAAGCGCCTGCCGCAGATTCGCTGATGTATTCCGAAGCGCAGGTGGTAAATTCACTTATGGGAAGAATCGCGGAAAAGTGCCATATAGCGCCGAAAACCGAACAAAAAACCAAAGCCGAGGATTTATTTTCTCGGCTCGATTTAATCAAAAACTGGCAGTAACAGGAGGTAAACACACATGACAATTCTTGAACTGCGCGAAAAGCGCAACAAGGCATGGGAGGCCGCAAAGGCTTTCGTTGAAACAAAGCGCGACAAGGACGGGCTTCTGTCCGCAGAGGACGCGGCTTCTTATGCTGAAATGGAACAGAAAATCAAGGACTACGGCGCTGAAATCGAGCGCATGGAACAGATGGAGAGCATTGAGAATTCGCTCAACAAGCCCGTTTCCACACCTCTCACCGGAAAGCCCATGAACGGCGCTGATAAGCCAAAGACAGGCAGAGCAAGCGATGAGTACAAGGCGGCAATGCTGAACGCTCTCCGCACGAATTTCAGACAGGTGTCCGATGTGCTTTCCGAAGGTGTTGACGCAAACGGCGGTTATCTCGTCCCCGAGGAGTACGACAGTCGCCTTATCGACGCGCTGACCGAGGAAAATATCATGCGAAAGCTGGGTCACACCATCACCACAAGCGGCGAACATAAGATAAACATCGCCGCGACCAAGCCCGCCGCAGCGTGGATCGATGAGGGCGGCGCACTGTCTTTCGGTGACGCAACTTTCGCGCAGATTAACCTTGACGCGCACAAGCTGCACGTTGCGGTTAAGGTGACCGAGGAGCTGCTCTATGACAACGCTTTCGGGCTTGAAAGCTACATAATCGAGCAGTTCGGCAAGGCGCTGTCCAATGCGGAGGAGGACGCTTTCCTCAACGGCGATGGCGTTGGCAAGCCCCTCGGACTTTTCTCCGATAAGGGCGGCGGCGAGGTTGCTGTAACTGCGGCGAGCGCAACTGCGATAACCGCTGACGAGATAATCAACCTTGTGTACTCCCTCAAGCGCCCGTACCGCAAGAACGCAAAGTTCATCATGAACGACCAGACCATTGCGGCGCTCCGCAAGCTGAAGGACAACAACGGCGCGTATCTCTGGCAGCCGTCACTCCAGGCGGGCGAGGTCGACAGGCTGTTCGGCTATGAGGTCTACACCTCTCCGTATGTTCCCACAATCGCCGCAGGAAAGCCCGTAATCGCATTCGGTGACTTTAGTTATTACAACATCGGCGACCGTGGAACTCGTTCCTTTGCGGAACTCAAGGAGCTGTATGCAGGCAACGGTATGGTCGGCTTTGTGGCAAAGGAGCGTGTGGACGGAAAACTGATTCTCCCAGAAGCTGTGCAGATTCTTAAGATGAAAGCCGGCTCGGGTTCTTCCGGCGGCTAATAGGCGGTGACTATGGACGAGCTTCTGACAAAAGTAAAGCAGAACCTCATACTTGAACATTCGGCGGACGACGAACTCATAAAAGGGTTCATCACCGCCGCTGTTTCCTATGCTGAAAGCTATCAGCATTTGCCCGAGAATTACTATTCTGAAAACGCAATGCCGCCGACTACCGAACAGGCGGTAATAATGCTGTC